CTTCCCTGACAGCTTCGGAGAAAACGGCCTTCCGGAGGGGTGGGAAGAGCGCGAGGTTAGCTCATTCGCCAAGTTGAAAGGTGGTAAGCAGCTCCCTAAAACGGAGTTTGTTGAAGAAGGCGATATTCCAGTTTTCGGCGGAGCTGGCCACATGGGCAATACCGACAAAGCGAACGCGTCGGGCTATGTCATTTCCGTCGGGCGGGTCGGAGCATACTGCGGCAACTTTGTTGCCCACCGAGGGCGGGCATGGATCAACAACAACGCCTCCTTCTTTGAACTGAAGGCCAAGACCAAGCCGGAATGGTTCTTCTATGCGCTGCGAGAACTCGACCTGACAAGGATACGCAAAGGCGCTGCCCAACCTTTCGTGTCGAATAGCGATATTGCGAAGCTGTCGCTTGTTTTTCCTGGGGATGCAGTGCTTGAGAAGTTTCAAGGCATGTTATTGCCACTGATCCAGCTAATCGAAGCCAACGAACAAGAAAACCAAACCCTCGCCGCCACCCGAGACATCCTCCTCCCCAAACTCATGTCCGGCGACCTCCGCCTGACCGGCGCGGAGGGTGATGCTTGAAGAAAGAAGTGAAACAGCTTCGTGAGAAGGCAATCAATGCACTCGTGTTGTCCATCGACCACTTCAACAGGCCTTGGGATCGAGGACGCACCGAGGCCGTTCTGATCTTGATGGATCACTCGTTCGAGATGCTGTTAAAAGCCGCAATCAGGCACAAAAACGGAAAAATACGCAAGCCGCGCAAGAAGCAAACAATCGGCTTCGATGAGTGCGTACGCAAAGGTCTGACCGATGCTAACCTGAAATTACTTTCCGAAGAACAGGCACTTACACTTCAGACGATCAACGGGCAAAGAGATGCTGCACAGCATTACCTCGTCGACATGTCCGAGCACCAGCTCTACTTCTATGCGCAAGCAGGGGTTACGCTTTTCCGCGACATTCACGATACGATTTTCGAGGAAAAGCTCATCCTTGAGCTGCCAGAACGTGTCTTGCCCATATCAACAACTGCACCGCGCGATCTAACCACGCTGTTTGATCAGGAAGTGGAAGAAATTAAGGCGCTTCTTGCCCCTGGTACGCGGCGAAAGATGGATGCGGTAGCAAAAGCCCGCAGCCTTGCAGTACTGGAGAGCGCCGTAAATGGCGACTATGAACAACCCAGCGACAGTGAACTGGAGAAAGTCTGTAAGCGCCTCAGTGAAGGAGAAGCCTGGACAGGCGTATTCCCTGGTGTCGCTGCGATCAACATTTCCGCAGAGGGCGAAGGTCCAACGCTTTGCCTGCGCTTGACCAAGAGGGAAGGGTTACCTGTTACTTTGCTGAAGGAGGGCGAAGGTTCTGGTGCGGCGGTCGCTCTGAAACGCGTCAACGAACTGGATTTCTACAGCTTGGGGGCAAAGGACCTCGCGGGAAAAGTTGGCTTAACTGCGCCGAAGTCGCGGGCATTGGTCGACCACCTGCGGCTTCGGGATAACCCTGATTACTTCAAGGAATTTGAGATCAGTGGAGTGTCGCACGCTCGATACTCTCCGAAGGCAGTCAAGGCCATGAAGGATGCGCTCCAAGAAATGTCAATTGAGGACGTCTGGGCTCAGCGCAAGGCTAGAGCGGTGGGGAAGTGATGGCTGAAGGTCAGTTTATTACAGTTAGGCGCTTATACTGATGAGCGATCTTTATCCCAGCATTGAAGCATTTTGCCGTCATTGGTCCAATGCCGCGATGCTCCAGCATACTTATGAGGCGCTGGAGCGCGAGTTCAAAGCCGGGAACGACGGCTGCATCGACGCAGCCAAAAGCATCCTCGAATGCGCCTGCAAAACTCTTGTCGAGGAACTGGATGATCCAATCAACCCCATCCGGGAACGTCCTGACAGCCCAATAAAAAGCGACAACCCAAGCCTCGGAAACTGGCTGACCGCTGCGATCCGCCTGCTTAACCTTGTCGATGATCGCACAGACCCTCTGAACAAGGTGATTTCGCAGTACAACACACTGACGGTCGAGCTTGGTAATTTTCGTAAAAAGGCCGGGCCACTCAGCCACGGCAAGCTGGGCTTTGTGAACCGCCTAAGTGAACACCACCGGCGAATGGCGATAATTGCAGCCGACACGGTAATCGGCTTCCTGCACGATGCTTATCTGGATCAGCAGACGGACCCTGTGCGGACCTTTGAACCTTACGAACGCTTCGGCCCGTTCAATGAAAAAATTGATGCCTACATCGGCTTCGCGGGGGCTCAGATCGAAGACGGAAGATTGATCGTCAGTGTCGAGCTGGAAGAATTCGATATCAGAAGCATCGACGTCAGTGTATCCCAGCTGTTGTTCGGTGTTGAGCGTCAGACTTACAAGGAAGCACTCCGCCGGACGGCTGCTCTCCCGCTTCCTGAACCTCAGGAGGAGCCGGTCGATGATTAACGAGGACTTGGTAGAACAGGCCGCGCTGGCCATTTTGCAGGATCAGGGCATTCTGTATCTGAGCGCGGATGTGATCTCGCCCGATGGCACTGCGCCTGAGCGCGCGTCCTATGGCGAGGTTCTGTTGATGGGGCGGCTGGAGGCAGCCGTGGCGCGGCTGAATCCCCGCATCCCCGAGGATGCCCGCCGGGACGCGATCCGGCAGATCACCGGGGCGGCGTCGCAAAGCCTGACCGAGGAAAACCGGCGCATCCACGCTCTGCTGGTCAATGGCGTGGACGTGGAGTTCAAGGCGGATGACGGAACGATCAGGGGCGATAAGGTCTGGCTGGTCGATTTCGAGAACCCGCAGGCAAACGACTGGCTGATGACAAACCAGTTCACCGTGATCGAGGGCAAGCACAATCGTCGCCCGGATGTGGTCATGTTCCTGAACGGTCTGCCCGTCGCGGTGATCGAGCTGAAGAACGCCGCCAGCGAGGCCGCGACTATCGAGGATGCATTCGCCCAGCTTCAGACCTACAAACTGCAGGTTCCATCCCTGTTCCGGACGAACGCGGTGTTGATCAGTTCGGACGGATTGCTGGCCCGGATCGGCTCTCTGACGGCGAATGAAGAGCGGTTCATGCCATGGCGCTCGGTCACCGGCGCGGTGGGTGATTTCACGCCCGAAGGACCGCAGGAAATGGCGACGTTGCTGAGGGGCGTGTTCGACAAGGGGCGGTTTCTGGAACTGCTGCGCGATTTCACGGTGTTCGGCGATCTGGGCGAGGGGCCGTTCAAGATCATCGCAGGCTATCACCAGTTTTTCGGCGCCCGAAAGGCATTGGCCAGCGCGATCGAGGCGACCCAGCCCGAAGGCGACCGCCGTATCGGTGTGATCTGGCACACCCAGGGGTCCGGCAAGTCGCTGCTCATGGCGTTCTTCGCGGGGTTGCTGGTGCGCAGTTCGGCGCTGGAGAACCCAACGCTTATTGTCCTGACGGACCGGAATGATCTGGACGATCAGCTTTTTCAGACCTTTGCCATGACGAAAGACCTGATCCGGCAGACGCCCGAGCACGCGGAAAGCCGCGAGGAGCTGCGCGAATTGCTGGCTCGGCAGTCTGGCGGCGTGATCTTCACGACCATGCAAAAGTTCACCCCAGAGAAGAGCGAGGAGCGTTTCCCGACCTTGACCGACCGGCGGAACGTGATCGTCATCGCCGATGAGGCGCATCGCAGTCAGTACGGTCTGGATGCAAAGGTGAACACAAAGACCGGTGAACGGAAATACGGCTACGCCCACTACGTGCGTCAGGCGCTTCCCAATGCCTCGTTTGTCGGCTTTACCGGCACGCCGATTGAAACCGCGGACGTCAACACCCCAGCGGTTTTTGGTGACTATGTCGACATTTACGACATCACCCGGGCCGTCGAAGACAAGGCCACGGTGCCTATTTACTATGAGAGCCGGTTGGCCCGTATCGAGCTTGACGACGACGAGAAGCCGAAGATCGACGATGAGATCGCTGCGATCCTCGAAGACGATACGTTGTCCGAACAGGAGAAGACCAAGGCCAAGTGGAGCACCGTTGAGGCGCTGGTCGGTGCAGAAAAGCGGCTGAAGCAAGTGGCCGCCGATCTTGTAAAGCACCTGGAAGCGCGGACTTCCGCCCTTGGTGGCAAAGCCATGGCGGTTTGCATGAGCCGCCGGATCTGCGTCGCGCTCTATAACGAGATCGTCGCGCTTCGCCCCGACTGGCATTCGGACGACGATGCATCTGGCGCGGTCAAGATCGTCATGACTGGCTCAGCATCGGACCCGCTCGAATGGCAAACGCATATCGGAAACAAGAAACGGCGCGATGACCTTGCGAAAAGGGCGCGCGACCCGGATGACCCACTGAAGCTGGTCATCGTTCGGGACATGTGGCTGACCGGCTTCGACGCCCCGTGCATGCACACAATGTATGTCGACAAGCCCATGCGGGGACATGGGTTGATGCAGGCCATTGCCCGGGTCAACCGAGTCTTTCGGGACAAGCCGGGCGGACTGGTGGTCGACTATATCGGCATTGCCCAGAACCTGAAAAATGCTTTGTCTCAGTATTCCGACGCCGACCGCGAACGCACCGGTATCGACGAGGAACAAGCAGTGGCGCTGCTGGCTGAGAAGCTCGACGTCGTCCGGCACATGTTCAATGGTCATGACTATAGCGTAGGCCTTCATGGCGCGGCTCAGGCGCGCTTGCAGGCGCTCGGTGATGCGGTCGATTGGATCGTCGGACAACAAGCACAGGCAGCACGCCAGAAGGCGTCCGACATCGACAAAAAAAAGGAACTGTCGCGGTTTCAGGACGCAGCTCTAGAACTGTCACGCGCCTTTGCTTTGGCATCGTCCAGCGACTTGGCAAAGGACGTCAAAGACGAGGTCGGCTTCCTTCAGGCCGTCCGCGCTGCGATGACCAAAACCACAGTCAAAGGCAAACTCTCTTCTCGGGCGAAGCAATTTGCGATCGAGCAGTTGGTCAACAAGGCGGTCGCTGATGCGGAAATCGTCGACATCTTGCATGCGGTGGGCATGAAGACGCCCGACATTTCCATCCTGTCCGATGAATTTCTTCTCGAAATTCAGTCTATGGAGCGCAAAAACCTCGCCCTGGAAGCGCTCAAGAAGCTCCTGAACGGAGAAATTAAGAGCAAAGCGAAACGAAATGTCGTTGAAAGCCGCGCCTTCAGTCAACGCCTAGAAGAAGCAGTCGCCCGCTATCATGCCAACGCCATTTCAACGGTTGAGATGATTCAGACCCTGATTGACCTTGCCAAAGACGTGAAAGCATCGGCCGCCCGCGGTGAAGCCGAAGGCTTGTCAACCGAAGAGCTGGCCTTTTATGACGCCTTGGCGCAGAACAACAGCGCTATTGAGGCTATGGGCAACGATGAGTTGCGCCTAATCGCTCACGAACTGCTCAATCAAGTCCGCAAGAACGCAACAGTCGATTGGCACAAGAAAGAAAGTGCGCGTGCTCGGATGCGAATCTTGGTCAAGCGCATTCTCAAAAAATACGGTTACCCACCAGACCTCTCTCAAGACGCCATCCAGACCGTGCTTGAACAAGCCGAAACTTTATTGCGCGATCTAAACTAATTCTTCAGCTGACCACGAGGTCAATCTGAAAGAAGACTGCAGACGCTGACTTCGCCCCCCTCCCATGGTTCCTCCCCGGGCCTCTGCGTATACGGGGGGGCGCAGCGCGCAAGTTTTCTAGCGACTTGGATTTTCACCGGGGAATCCACTTTGAAGCCACCCATGATTGAAGAGACTACAATACATCACAATAACAATGTCTTGCGTGACTCACGGCGTTTCCCAGTGTGGATTTTAGTATTTTAGTCAAGAATCCACCTGAGCCAGTTTTGGATCCACGGAATCCAGCTGGAAGCCACCCACAGAAAATGTGACTCCGATTCACATTTTGGATTGACTTTTCTAGCCCCCTTGACGTACCCCTTAATCATCAAAGAATTGCGCCCGGAGGATATCCTTCGCGGGCGCTTTTGTTTTTCCGACATCGCGATTGCTGACGACCCCATGGTATGGGGTGTAGCTTCGGCATGCATCGCCCTTGCCAGTGAGCCCCCAACCCCATGGATCTTGTTTTTGCGCCGCGCCAGATTGAGCTCTGGCCGATCGAGAAGCTTCGCCCCTATGCCAAGAACGCAAAAATCCATGGCGATGCCCAAGTTGCGAAGATCGCGGCCAGCATGGCCAAGTTCGGCTGGACGGTACCGTGCTTGGTCGCGGACGACGGCGAGTTGATCGCGGGCCATGGGCGCGTGCTGGCAGCCGGCGCGCTGGGTCTGACCGAGGCCCCTGTCATCAGGCTTGGCCATCTCGATGAAGCGGAGCGGCGCGCCTATCGCATTGCCGACAACAAGCTCACGGAACTTGGCGAATGGGACGAGGCCATGCTGCGCGATGAGATCGCAGGGCTCTTGGCGGAAGACTTCGACCTCGATCTTCTGGGCTTCTCGGATGAGGATCTGGATGCCCTGCTGCAGGACCCGGATGCGCTGGGCAGCGATGGTGTGGTCGATGGTGAGGATGATATTCCTGAGCCACCGGCTAAGCCAGTATCGGTCGCGGGTGATTTGTGGCAGCTCGGGCCGCACCGACTGATCTGTGGTGACAGTACCAGCGCGAATGTCGTTGGACGGCTGCTGGGCGATGTGAAGCCACAGCTGATGGTGACCGATCCACCCTACGGCGTGGAATACGACCCGTCCTGGCGCAACCAAGCAGGAGCTGCCAAGACCAAACGCACCGGCAAGGTGCTGAACGACGACCGCGCTGACTGGCACGAGGCCTGGTCGCTCTTTCCCGGCGATGTGGCCTATATCTGGCATGGCGCCCTGCATGCCGCGACGGTGGCGGACAGTCTGATCGCCGCGGGTTTCGCCATCCGCTCCCAAATCATCTGGGCCAAAGACAGGCTGGTGCTCAGCCGCGGCGATTACCACTGGCAGCATGAGCCCTGCTGGTATGCGGTGCGGGCCAAGGGCAAGGGCCACTGGGCAGGCGATCGCAAGCAGACCACGCTCTGGCAGATTGCTAACAAGGACCAGGATGCCGAGACCGTGCACGGCACACAAAAGCCGGTCGAATGCATGCGCCGCCCGATCCTGAACAACTCCAGCCCAGGTCTGGCCGTCTATGAGCCGTTCATGGGATCCGGGACCACGCTCATCGCGGCTGAGACCACCGGCCGCATTTGCTACGGGGTAGAGCTGAACCCGGTTTACGTCGATGTCGCTATCGAGCGCTGGCAAGCCTTCACCGGCGAGGAGGCAGTTCTGACAGACAGTGGCGAAACCTTCTCGGGCCTCAAGTCCAAGCGGCTGGCGGCGTGATGCAGTCGCGGTGCCAATCGCTGATCGAGGCGATCACCAATGTCGTGGTCGGTTATGCGCTGGCCGTCATCACTCAGATCATAGTGTTCCCATGGTTTGGGCTGCAGGTCAGTCTCAGCGACAACCTAGCGATCGGTGCGCTGTTTGTGATGATCTCCTTGCTGCGCAGCTATGCGCTGCGCCGGCTGTTCGAGCGCTGGCGATGATGGGCGGACTCAGGCCGCGTCCAATTTGTAAACAGTGCCGCGCTCGTGGTGTTTCTCAGACGTGATTGGCAGGCCAAGCTTCTTCTTGAGCGCACCAGAGATTGCACCTCTCGCCGTATGCGCTTGCCAAGATGTCGCCTTAACGATCTCGGCGATGGAGGCACCTTCCGGTCGCTGCAGCATCTCAATCAAGAGCGCTTGCTTGGTGCCTTGCCGGATAGAGACCAGCTTAGGGCCTTCACTTGCGTCTGCGGCCACTTCCGTAGATTTGGCCGCTGGCCGAGCCTTGCGGATATTGCTGACCGTGCTCGCGACAACCGGATCAATGCCGATGGCATCAAGTCCAGCCTCAGTTGCAATCAAGGTCGTGCCATGGCCATCACCGGTCTCACGCCAGAGTGGCTCATTGCGGCGCAGGTTGGCATCAACCTCTTCAAGCCAGCCGCGCTCGATCATCTTGGAAACGGTCATCTTGGCCGCAGCGCCAGCAAGCCCGTCGGGCAGCGGCATCGCCAAGTTGCCAGGGCGGGATGCGGCGCGCGTGAGGATAATGGTTTGCGTGTCGGTAATCTTCGGCATCGATGCCTCCATATTTTTAGTGTTGCTCTGTGCCGTTATTCGGCGGTGTCCATCGCGGCAAAAATTGCAAAATGCTGCACCCAACCGGTGAGGTATGGCAGTCCCGCAGGGATGCCGTCTTTCCGCTGGGTCTGCGCACTGATCGTCCAGGCCTGCCATTTCTGGATCGTCTTAATGATCGCGGCTTCATTGTTCGTGGTGCGGCCTTGCAACGCGTCAATCAAATCATCGGCAAAATGCCGACCCATTGAGCTGTCCAAGAAATCCCTGATGCCGCGCATCTCATCCTCGGTACCAGCGCCTGTCGCCAAACCGATAAAGGCGCAGGCCACCGTCCAGATTTGATCTGTCGGACGATCCCGTAAGGCGCAGGCAGTCATCTGTCCGTAGAACCCGTAGGTCTCGTTTTGGCTGGGAAGAACCAACTCGCTCATTGCTCTGCCTCCGCTTCCGCCCAAGCTCCATCGTGCCAGACATACAGGTAGCCAAAGGCGCGGGTTGGTCGTGGCAAGACCACTGGCGCCCGCGGCGGATCGAAACAGTCCAGCGCCTCGGTACTAACTTGCCGGATTTCTCGGGCGGCCAGGATGTCCTCGGGCATCCACGTGGCTAGCGCGGGAAGCATGTGCGCCGGGTACCCGTCGTAATGAATGTAAACGTGGGCCCATTCTTCGGGTCCGGTCTGGATGGCGATCTGTGCGCAGGTGCTCATCTTGCCCTCCCTCAAATGAGTTGCAGGCAGGCCAGCAGGGTGCTGGCAGCGGCAAGCTGGGTCGTGGGTAGTTCGATCTTGATGTGGGAGATCACATCGGAGGCCTCGGCAATGATGCCGCCGTCGCGCAGAGCAGCCTCGATGGCCTCTGCAACCGCGTCGGGCCGCGAGCGGTCAAAATGATTGGGTAAGGTATCGTGGTCGATGCGGAGGGTGCTGATCGCTTTCATGGCAAGGTCCTCACTTCTGCTGAGCAATCAGCGCGAGGAGGACCGCCGCCATGCCGCCCAGGTATTCACCGCGGCGGAACACGATCTCGTCAATGTGGCCGGCGTTGTCGATCGCGGGGTCAACCGCGAGATCGTCTGCCATGTGCAGCATCAGGCGTTTAGCTTCGGCGTTGTAGCGGGTGGCTAGGGTCATTTGTGTTTCTCCAATCAGGAAATTTGCTTGATGTGAGAATCGCTCGACACCGAAGTGTAATCAACTCAAATAGAAATATTTTTCTGTTTATTTTCAATGTTTTGAGGTTAATTCAACCGCCATGGAAGGTCTATCTGAACGCGCCTATGCCGAGCATGCCGGGATCTCCCGCGGCGCGGTCCAAAAGGCGCGCAAAAATGGGCGGCTGGTGCTCTTTGCAGACGGATCCATCAACGCTGCAGCCTCGGATGTACGGCGTGGTTCAGCGACCGATCCGGATCAAAAGATACGGTCAAGGGGCGGGCTTGGTGCAACTGGTGACGGCTCAGCAGCCTCAGGCCCCGGCGACAGCACGTCTTATATCAAAGCGCGCACCGCGCTCACCGTCTATCAGGCGCAGGAGCGTCAGCTCTCGATCCAGAAGAAGAAGGGCGTACTGGTGGATCGGGCGCGCGCCGAGACGCTGGTGTTTCGGCTTGCACGGCAGGAGCGCGATACTTGGATCACCTGGCCCACCCGCGTATCCGCCCTGATGGCCGCACAATTATCCGCAGAGATGGAGAAATATGCGGGGATGCCCGTAACGATCGAGGCTGCGATCCTGCAAAGGGTGCTGGAAACCCATGTCCGAGAGCAGCTCAACGCCCTGGCAAACCTCAGGGTCTCGCTTGAATGACGAAGATCGTGACACTGATCTAACCGAGGGCCTTGATCTCGACTTTGACGGCGCCGAGGATATCCTGCGTGTCTGGCAGCGTGGCATACGGCCTGATCCGGATCTGACAGTGTCGCAATGGGCGGATGCGCATCGCAAGTTGTCATCGCGCGCGAGCGCCGAACCCGGTCAGTACCGTACATCGCGGACACCATACCTACGCGCAATCATGGATGCGCTGTCGCCAAACCATCCCGCGCAGCGGATCAGCTTTATGAAAGCCGCCCAGGTCGGGGCGACAGAAGCCGGCAACAACTGGATCGGCTTCGTGATCCATCACGCGCCCGGCCCCATGCTCGCCGTGCTGCCCACCGTCGAGATGGCCAAACGGACATCGCGCGGCCGGATTGATCCACTGATTGAGGACAGCCCTGCGCTAAAAGAACGGGTGCAGCCTGCGCGGTCACGCGATGCTGGGAACTCAATGCTGTCCAAGGAATTTCCCGGCGGCATCTTGGTGCTTACCGGTGCCAATAGTGCCACTGGCCTAAGGTCTATGCCCGCACGCTATGTGTTTCTTGACGAGGTCGATGCTTATCCGGCTTCAGCTGACGAGGAAGGCGATCCGGTCAGTTTGGCCGAAGCGCGCACCACGACCTTTGCACATAGGCGTAAGGTGTTCATGGTATCGACGCCAACGATCCGAGGGCTAAGCCGGATAGAGCGCGAGTTTGAAGCCAGCGATCAGCGGCGGTATTTTGTGCCCTGCCCGCATTGCGGCCAGATGCAATGGCTGCAGTTCGAGCGCCTGCGCTGGGCGAAGGGACGGCCCGAAACGGCGGCCTATGCCTGCGAGGGTTGCGAGCGGCCCATTGCCGAGCACCACAAGACGCAGATGCTTGAGCGGGGTGAGTGGCGGGCGACCGCGACCAGTGCTGATCCCAATGCGATTGGGTTCCATCTGTCGGCGCTCTATTCGCCGATCGGCTGGAAAAGCTGGGAGCAGATCGCACGCGACTGGCTGGCGGCCCAAGGCTCAGACGAGATGCTGCGCGCGGCGCGCAACACCCTGCTCGGCGAGACATGGGTTGAAAGTGGCGAAGCCCCAGAATGGCAGCGTCTCGCGGATCAGCGTAAAGCCTTTGCGGCGCAGGTCCCAATTGGCGGCCTGTTCCTGACCGCAGGTGCGGACGTCCAGAAAGACCGCATCGAGGTGGATGTCTGGGCTTGGGGACGCGGCTTGGAAAGTTGGCTCGTAGATCACATTGTCATCCCGGGTGGACCCGATGATCCAGCCTGCTGGGACGCACTGACGGCCCTGCTTGGTCAAACATGGACGCATGAGAACGGCGCAATCATGACGCTGGCGAAGCTTGCCATTGATACCGGATACGAGTCCGCCGCTGTTTATGCCTGGGCGCGCAAGCAGGGCATTGCGCAGGTCGCACCTGTGAAGGGCTTAGAGGGGTTCAATCGGGCAACGCCAGTCTCGGGGCCAACCTTTGTGGATGCCACAGTGAATGGACGCAAACTCAAGCGCGGCGCGCGCCTCTGGACCGTAGCAACAGCCACCTTCAAAGCGGAGACCTATCGCTATCTGCGGTTGGAGCGGCCAGATGAGCCCGATGCCGCAGCACCTGCTGGGACGGTTCACTTGCCCGACTGGGCTGACAGCGAATGGCTCAAACAGTTGGTGGGCGAGCAACTGGTCACAATCCGCAACAAGCGCGGTTTTGCTCGCCAAGAATGGCAAAAGCTGCGCGAGCGCAACGAGGCGCTGGACACACGGGTCTATGCACGGGCTGCGGCCTGGATCCTCGGGGCCGATC